GAGGTGAGAGTTTGTATAGAACAAGAGAACGCTATGAAGTTCTAAAAGACGAGTCCCTCAAATACCCAATATGTGTTCCTTCTTATAACAGACCTGATAACGGGTTTATTAAATGGGTTAAAAAGACCCCCAACTTGCCTAAAGAGAACTTGTACATGTTTATTAGAAATACTCCAGAGCAAAAAACTCTGTATAAACCGTTGTCTAAATGGGTTAACTTGGTCCTGATACCTGCAAACACTAAAGATGTAGGAGAGACTAGACAACATATAATTAACTGGGGAGTAAAGCATGGACATAAGTTGTTATTTATGCTGGATGACCGGGTTAATGGGGTTTGGTGGCTGGAGCCTGTAATCAGAAATGGTAAAGCCTATTTGGATGTAGCAAAAGATTCTACCCCTATTCAAGCATTCAAGCTTTGGGCAGACCAACACATATCAAATGATATGCTGATGACTGGAATAAGTAGTAAAGGGTTTCATTGGATGACAGACAGAATCAACTACCCTATAGAACCGTTAAATGGGACAGGTGTTGCTGTATGTATTGGAGTATCCCCCATAAAGCTAGTAAATAGCGGGGTAAACTATAAATCAATATCTGAAGCAGGGGTAGAAGATTTACAGATTTTGTATCAATTACTTATTAACAAACTTCCTTTTTGTATGTTACATGATTTTTGCTATAATCAGGTGCCTCCTTGTGCTTCTGGTGGTAATTCAGAAGAAGGTTTGGCTAGGAATGAACGACTTCTTAAATACAAGAAATTGTTTTGGGAAAAGTCTCTTGGTCTAGATTGGGGCACCCCGCATCCGGGTTTTGTTATTAGGCAACGAAAGCAAGAATCTAACGTAGTATACATAAATCGACAATACTGGAGAGAGTATTATGCAGATTCCAAATGATGCTGGAGGATACTGGAGAAGGAATAAACTTGTTGAATATATTGGAAACTTTCCTGATGAGATTGGTCCATTGATGAAGGCGTTCTTTAAGAACAAGGGTTATGATAAAGACAAACAAGTATGGTGGGTACTGCTATATTCAGCCAGCTATTGTATGGGTACTGCTTGTATTATGTGTGAAGAGTTAGATTTTCATACTGTTACTTTAGAGCAACTAGAAGACTTCTGGGTAGAAAACAAAGCAAAACTGATATTTCAATCTGACCGCAGATACATCAAAAACATGAACCAATTTACAGAAATCACTTGGGAGTTTCTTAACAGAAGTAAACGGAATCCTTGGAAGTATCTTAAAAGTTTCTTTAGAAGTAATCCAGAAGAAACCTATGCTTCTTTGTATAAAGAAGTATCTTCTTGGAAATACTATGGTAGGTTTGGTACAGTACTTTTCTTGTATAATATCAATAAACTTCTTGGTATTCCTATGGATAGTTCAGACTATGATTGGAAAAACGGTTCTACAACTACAGCTGCTTTGTATAATGCAACCTATCAAGATGAGAGTGCTGATTGGTTTGAAAAGCATCCTTTGCTGAGCACAGAAGATAAAGTCTGGCTAGACCTTCAATTGAAAAAGGTCATGAGAGTGCTTAAAAAGCGATACCCAGAAAAGCAATGGACTTTGATGGGGGTAACAAGTGACCTTTGTTCTTATAGAAAACTGTTTAAGCAAACCCGGTATCTTGGCTATTATGTAGACCGGCAACAAGAAGAATTGACTAGATTGGAAAAAGTTTACTCAAAGTATCAAACTATGTGGGATAACCTTTGGAGGTGGCGTAAACAACACCTTCCAAAAGAGTATCTTGGAGAGCTAAACGGTTGGGTAGGAGTACAAAAAGAACGATGTAAATCCTGGGTGACTAAGGGGGTGTTTAGATGAGTAGAACCTATAGGTCAATTAAAGTAGTAAAACACTTTGATGGAAATTCTTTGAAGTTTCCTATTTGTGTCCCTACTTATGGTAGACCAGAAAGCGCTATGTCAAAACTATGGGAATCTGATAAAAGGTTGCCTGTAGTATTCTTCATCCGTTCAGAGCAGAAAGAGTTATATAAACCGTTGAAAGCCAAAGGAGCTCATATCGTTAAACTGACTCACTCCTATTGCGCTGGGTCTACCAGAAGAGAAATTTGTGAGTGGGCTGCTCGTAATAAGTATACTGACATTTTTATGTTTGATGACCGTGTAAAACGAATTTCTGTGTTAGCACCACGAGTAAGCAAAACAGGGAATCTTTATCATGGGACTACTTCAGAGTATAGAGACACCTATTATGGTATGCTTCTTTGGGAGTATCTAGTACGAAAATATAAACCCATTATTTCCGGGGGTGCACATTCTGGATATACATTTGATAAGTCAAATATTGGAGCAACGCCTAAATTCTTTGGTGTAGATTGTCAAATTGCTATTCATCTAAGCATAAAGCAATTAGCTGATAATGGGATTGCTTATAGAGATACTGCGGTTTGTGGTTCAGACGATGCAGCAATAAACTTTGATATTTTAAGTGCTGGTCTTCCGTATATGGTGTTTCCCGATTTAGAGTATGATAATATACCTTCTTCTGATGGTATGGGAGGGCAAGCGGCTGCTGAAGGGGACACCAGAATAGAGCGGTTCACCAAATACTGCGACCGGTTTATGAAAAATGTATGCGGAGAGAATCATCCAGGAGTATGGGTCAGAAAAGACAAATCAGGAGTACCATACATAAGATTTAAATGGGCATATTGGAGGAAACGGAATGGGGTTAAAACATCAGAACCGTGTTTTAGTAAATATCAGAGGTTGTAATGGAGCGGGTAAATCCACTATTCCTATGTCTATGATGAATGACCCTGATATGTTTGTTGAAGAACTTAGATATGGTGATGGGAAAAAGGTTGCTTCATTTACCGTATTTCCCAACTATGGGTGGATTGCTCTTGGTACTTACTTTAATAAGACAGGCGGTTTAGATACTATCAAAGGGAACGAGCGCATTAAAACCGTTTTGTACGCTGCCATTGGTATGTATCCAGAATATGACATTATTATGGAGGGGATTATTTGTAGTACGGTTTTTTCCAGTAATTCTGAACTGTTTCATGAGATTGAAGAAGAGGCAGGGTTACAGGTACTCATCTTGACTTTGGTTCCGCCTTTTGAAGAGTGTTTAAAAAGAATTCAACTTCGTAATGGTGGAAAACCCATTAATGAACTCTTGGTAAAGAACAAGTATGGTTCTGTTATAAGAAGTCACGAAAAGTTCAAGTCTGAAGGGTTTACTTGTGTAAAAGTGAATACTTCCAAAGTAACAAAAGTGGCTATGTTAGATTCTTTTTTGAAAACTGTAAGAAAGCACAGGAGGTAATAAAATGGAAGTTGTTTTTGTAAAAAGGCATTCCGATATTCCCATGCCAAAAACGGTTCCAATGGGGGATTGGGTAGACCTTAGAGCAGCTAAAAGTTATCGCATTAGACAGGGGGATTCTGGTATTATCAAGTTAGGGGTATCTATGAAACTCCCTTCTGGTTATGGAGCTATCCTGTCTGCTCGTTCCAGTCTTTTCAAAAGAACCGGATTGCTTCAGTCAAATGGAATCGGGGTTATTGATAACTCTTATTGCGGAGATGACGATGAATGGGGTTTTCCCTATTATGCTACCAGAGAAACCCATATTAACAAAGGCGACCGTATTTGTCAGTTTATGGTTTACCCGATTCAGCCGGAATTGCACTTTATTGAAGTTGATGGTCTTTCTGGTGAAAACCGTGGCGGGTTTGGTTCAACGGAGGTAGAGTAATATGGATAAAATCAAGATTCATGAAATTCTGTGTGAGGATATTCACGTTTTGTATGAAAACAAAAACGCTGACTATGGGGATTCTTTTAGTCAGCTCAGAAAGCGGTATCCGAACTTTGTGTGTATGAGACTCTTTGATAAATTGAACCGGCTTGATACTATTTTGAAACCAGGATATGAGTGTAAAGTATCCGATGAAAAGATTGAAGATACTCTTATGGACATTGCTAACTACGCTATTATGGAGCTGACTGAGAGAAGAGCAGAAAGTAACGAAAACAAGGAGGACTAATTATGGTTACGGTATTTCAGGACAAGACTGTGGATAATGTTTGGGTTCAGGCTTTTAAGGTGCTTGCTACTCAGGCACAGGACGGCTTTGGAGCTAGTTCCCGTGATGGGGACGTTGTAGGCGAGATTTGTGATGCGGTTTTTTGTGTAGAAGACCCCACGAGAAATATTGTTAGTAACCCCGTTCGCAAGATGCCTATGCGGTATGCAGTAGGCGAGTTGGCTTGGTATCTCTCTGGCTCCAATAAGGTAAAGGACATTTCTCGGTTTGCTAAAAAGTGGGTTGAAATTTCTGATGATGGGGAAACGAATAATTCTGCTTATGGGTATCGTATCTTTTCTAAGTTTGGGTTTGACCAGTGGGAACACGTAAAAGCTCTGCTGAAGAAAGACCCCAATAGTCGTCAGGCAGTTATTCATATCAAGGACGCAAACAATTTCCCTACCAAGGATGTTCCTTGTACTGTATATCTTCAGTTCTTTATCCGGGATGGGAAGCTGAATATGTCCACTCATATGCGGTCTAATGATATTTGGATGGGAGTTCCCTATGATATGTTTAGTTTCTGTTTCCTTCAGATGATGATGGCTATGGAGCTTGGTGTTGAAATCGGTCAGTATACTCACTATGCAGGTTCGTTGCATCTCTATAAGAGAGATTATGAAACCGCAAAGAGGAATATTGAAGCCTTTCAGGGTTCAAAAACCGTTTCCGCCCCCTCCCCTACAAATTAAGTAAGGGGTGGGAGTATGCAAGATGGGTTGATTAAATTTCTGGTAAAAGTTCTTAATGAAGACAAAGACAAACTGGTTTGGGAGCATCTCTGTTATGCCCCTAAAGATTTGTATTTGAAATTTATCTCTGTTATGGGGATAGAGCGGTTTGAAATGGCAGATTTTGTAGCTGCTTGGGCAAAAGAAGATTTTAATGTTGATTTGCCTATGACAACCTATAAAGATATCGCTATTTTGAGAGAGTTGATTTTAGATAAGTACAATAGTACATACCCCCATCTGATTCGTAACAATTCGATTATAGATAGACAGGGGTGGATGCGTGTTTGGGTATCTACCCACATGGAGAAAGACCTAATGAGGAGGGGCAAATGATGGTAGATGATAAGTTCCCCAAAATTCTTGCGGTAGATTTTGATGGAACCCTTGTACAAGACCAGTACCCGATGGTTGGTAAAATCAGAAAGCCTGTGTGGGATGCTGTGATTAAAGCTCAGAAAGAGGGTTGGAAAATTATCCTCTGGAGCTGCAGAAATGGTTCTGCTTTGAAAGATGCTGTAGAATTTTGTTCTGATAACGGACTTCATTTTGATGCAATCAATGAGAATATTGATGAGGTCAAGATTATGTACGGTGGGGATACTCGAAAAGTATTCGCAGATATGTATATTGATGACCGCAGTGCTGTGTTGAAGGAAGAGTTTGTTATAGAAGGCATTTATGGCTATGGGCTTTGAGTCTACCTTTCAAAGTCGTGTATTATCCTACTTAAATAGTCTGCCTGGCTGTAAAGCAGAGAATGTTTCTGGTAACGCTATGCAGTCAGGCAGACCGGATATAACCGGTTGCTATTGGGGCAGGATGTTTAAGTTGGAGCTGAAAACCCCGGATAATAGGTATAAAGCCAGTAAAAAGCAAAATCTTGAACTTAGACGTTGGAAAAATGTAGGCTGTGTGATAGGAGTTATCTATAGTATGGATATTTTATATCAGCTATTCTCCTGGGATTGGGATGTACATCCTGGAAGAATAGAAAAGGCTGAGGCAAATAACTGTTTGTCTTGGTATGAAATTCCGGTTTGGTGAGCTTATGGTTGTACACGGGTTTACAATGAAAACGAAACCTTGGGAACACCAACTCAAGGCTCTTGAATATTTATACAAAAGAGATTCAGGTGCACTTTATACCAAACCGGGGAGCGGGAAAACCAAAATAATGATAGACCTCTTTATAAACAGAGGGTTCAAACGGATTTTGGTAGTAGCTCCCAAAAAACCCTGTGATGTATGGCCTTCTCAAATTCGATTGCATTCTGACCTAACAATGGAGAATATCATTCCTCTCCACCATCTATCTGGTAAAGGCAAAGCAAAAGAACTAAACCTTGTAATGGCTCAGCCCAAAGATAAAGTAATTGTGTTTATCTGTAATTACGATTCTGTTTGGAGAGACCCAATAAACCGGATTTGGTTCTATAGGAGGTTGGGTTTGGATTGTGTTATTTGTGATGAAAGCCATCGGATTAAATCACCATCCAGTAAATGTTCAAGATTTTTGGGTAAACTGGGCAAAGTAGTTCCCCATAGGTATCTGTTAACTGGTACTCCTCTCGCAGAAAACCCGACTGATGTTTATGCTCAATATCGGTTTCTTGACCCTTCTATTTATGGTACAAACTACAGAGCTTTTTGTGATAAGTATCAAAACATTGACGCTACTCTAAGTGCAAGAGTAGGGTTTCCGATTTTGAACAAGAAAAAGCCTTATAAAAACCTGGAAGACCTACAGGAGAGGATGTTTAGCTGTGCTTTTTATATGAAATCTACAGTAAAACTTCCCAAAACAACTCGTATGATAATCAAGATACCTATGGACCAAAAAACAGAGTCTCTGTACAAAGAACTAGCAAAAGAAGGGGCTATTGAGCTTGGTACCGGATTTATGACCGTGAATAATGTACTGTCTATGACTATCCGAAAACAGCAAGTAACAAGCGGGTATCTTCCCATTGAGTATGATGACGGTACAAAAGAGCTGAAACGTATCAGCACATACAGGAGAACTTTTTTATACAAGTTCCTTTTGGGTATACCAGAAGAGGAACCCGTTGTAATATTTGCAAAGTTCAGAAAAGACTTATACGCTATCCGAAAAGTAGCAGAGCGGTTGGGCTGTGGTTATTCTGAAGTGTCTGGTTCAGAAGATACATTAGAATATTGGAAAGCAGGAAAAACCCGGATTCTTGGGGTTCAATACACCTCTGGTTCAGAGAGTATTGATTTGACTCGTTCTCACATTTGTATCTTTTATACTTTGGACCATTCTTTGGGGAAATATGACCAAGCTAGAAAAAGAATACACAGACCAGGACAGGATACCCCATGCATTTATTATCATTTTACAGCGGTTATGTCTTCTGGAAGAACCGTTGACCAAGAAATTCTTCAGTGCTGGAAGAACAAAGAGAACTATGTAAAAATGGTTATGCAAGGAAAATTTCTTGAAAAATAAGCAATTTCTTGATATTTAAGTACTTATTCTGTTACTAAAGTCCAATAATCTTGTAAAAGTATCCAATTTTGGTACTTTATATCAAGATTATTGGACTTTACTTTTGATATAGAAACAAGTATAATATACTTGTAAGGCGGGGATGCCTAATCAAGGAGGTTTTCGATATGAAAAAGTTGTACGCTCTGGTAAAAGACCCTTATAATAACAATACCGTATCTCTTATTGAAAGAGACGATTACAATACCAAAGCCGCGTTTAAGGCAGACCTGAAAGCAAACGGTTATGTAGTCAAGAGAATCTCCACTGTAAGAGATATGTATTGTATCGAACACGGGTATGAGGGCTTCAGAGATATGTTTCCGAAATGTATTCTTGATATGTATTTCGGAAACCCTGAACTTTGGAAGTCTGAAATCGCTGAATACGAAACAGTAAAAGCTATGGAACACTGAGGAGGAACAAACAATGCTGTATGAAATTTTTGAGGGTAATATGCCCAGGCTTCAGAAGAAATTGACTACCATCAAAAACAAATGCAATCTTTATGGTTGCGAGTTCTCCTATCAGGAAGTGGGTGAGACCTTTAAGCAGGTCAAAGATGAAGAAACCGGGGTAAAGCACACCGCCAAATTCATTACCGTTGATGTTTCTGGTACGGCCAAAGTCAGTGATTGGGAATTTGTCGCTACCATCGAACACAGTAACCCTTGTAATATCATCCGTTCTTTTCGTCCTGAGATTCAAGTCCCTGACCGGTTCTATACTATGGAGAATCGTTGTGAACACTGTAACAAGAAAAGAAATCGCAAAGACACCTACCTTATTCATAACACTGTTACAAACGAGTTCAAGCAAGTGGGAAAGTCCTGCTTGAAAGATTTTACTAAGGGGTTATCGTCTGAAGCCGTTACTGCTTATATTTCTTGGTTTGATGAACTTATCAAAGGGGAACACCCCACTCCTGGTTTCACTCCGTACTACCCTACTGATAGAATCCTTCAATACGCTGTTGAAGCTGTTAGCTTGTACGGATACTCAAAAGTTTATGTCGGTTCCATCGGAACTCAGGGTATTGTTCGTGAACAGATGTTTGAACGGGGAGATTGGAAAAAGAGACTTGAAGACGGTTTTGATGTAGATAGAGAAGGGAACGCAGAACGGGTTCAAGAAATTTTGAATTGGGTTCGTTCGTTGCCAACGGTTTTTGGCTACCTCTCTAATATGAGAGCAGCTTGCCTTAAAGAGTATTGTGAGAGCAGAGACTTTGGACTGGTTTGTTCCACTGTAGTCGCTTATAACCGGGAAATGGAACGGAAAGCCCATCAGAAAGCCGCTCGTAAAGCAAATGAATCTTCTAACTGGGTTGGTTCTGAAGGTGACAGAATTGAGCTTCACGACCTCTCTGTTAAAGTATTGACTAGCTGGGAAACTCAGTTTGGGGATACCCGTTTGTATAAACTCACTGATTCTTTTGGTAATATCTTTATCTGGAAAACCGGTACTTGGATTAGCGATGATAAAGTATCCTTGAGAGGAACTATTAAAGGACATAAAGAGTATAACGGTATTAGACAAACTGAACTCACTAGATGCAGAATCGTATAATAGTTTAACGACCGGACGGGGTATGCCTCATCCGGTCGTTAATTTTTCTCAAAAGATTTTAGGCGAACTCATTTAGGGGTATATACTTATAGACCTAAATTAAACGCTCCGTATAGCTAATTTTACTCCAAAGACTTATTAGCACATATTTATTCCGATGTCTTTAGACTTCTCTTCATACTTTTCATGGTACTTGTCCTGCAGAATTTCGATATAGGAACAATCATATTCCACTGCCTTCAATTCGATACAGAGACGTTCCAGATATTTCAATTCCATATCAACGTCTTGAATCAAATCATTTACCTTATTAAAGTCAGCGATATTCTGCCAAGCTACCAAATAAGCGCAACACTTTTCATAGAGCTTCTTGGTGTCAGACTCCCATTCTCGATACTGTTCCATAGCTCTTTGAACTGACTGTTTTCTAACCGCAGGAGTAACGTCCATACGAGTATACTGATACCAGTCATCAGGAATTACATCAATAGGTTCAAGGTCTTCTTCAATCAAAAGAGCATTATGGTGATTCAAATAGTACCGTTTCAAAGCTCGATGTTCTGCGGACTCTACAAGATACTGGTACTCATGCATACGCTTGAACCCTCTCAGACCAAGAAAATCAAATAAGTCTGCCATCTCATCGTGAAACATCAGAGCGGTAATCTGACGGGAGTTGATTGTGCTAAAAACTTCTCTACAGTTTTTAGGCTCATACTCAGAAAACGTCGTTCTAGTTTTTGCCATCCAGGTTTCCTCCCAATTTGTCTAGTTTGAGTAAAATCTCATCCAATTTACCCTTTATGACTTCCTGTTCTTTTCTTTGAGCAGTATTCTTCGCATAGTTTACAATCCCTAAATAGGTATTGAATAGAGCAACTATATCAAAAGGGTCATATTGTTCTTGTTTACTCATGCCAATTTAGTTGCTCCAACACAGGTATGGTTAACCGTTCCGGCTACACCACTAATGTCCAGAGTAATGGTAGGACGATTGACGCAACAAGTATTCAAACAAAGGTCAGTTTCGATGTGGCTTGTATATACATCCCCAGCCGCTACGGTTTGCTGAGCAATGGCGCAGGGAAGGGCAACCCCATCTTTGTAAAGCTGAATAATTGCTACACCAGCAGCGGTGGGAGTGTAGGTTACATCAGCAGAGAAATGATACAGACCAGATTTGTTCACTCGAATATTGGCCGTGTTCAAAGTCAGGGAACAACCGCTGTTTACAACAGGGGTGCCTTCGATATTCAGAGGGGTCAAAGCCGCAGTAAAAGCCTGAGGGGAATCGTTGTATACACGAATACAGGATTTTGCATATTGATTATTCATAAAATACTCCTTTCAAAATAAGAAAGAGAGGGCAAAAGCCCTCCCCTTCAAGTTTGGGCATAAGTATATGCCAAAGTTAGCTATTAGCAGCCGCAGCCATTGCCGCAACCATAAGCTCCATAACCATTCACTGCAGTGTAAGGGCTACAGGTGATATAGCTAGGAGTGGGGAACGGACGCAGGGTGTTGATGAGAGTCTGAGTCTGAGACACATTGCCCAGCTGCAGCTGAGCTGCCTGCAGATTATCTCTCAGCTCCTGAATAGTGTTCTGAGTCATCAGAGCACGAGTCGCATCACCGTCTGCCTTGATAGCATTTACAATATCACAGGTATTCCGAGCGTTCTCATAACGAACTGCGTCAATGTTTCTATTGGTTTCGCAGCAGCACTGCTGAGCAGCAAAACGACTCTCAGTGATGTTATTGTTTACGCCATTGAAACCCTGACATAGCTGGCTCTGAATGCCATTCATACCCTGAAGCATGGTGGTATTCTGAGCGTAGAAGCCGTCACACAGACCATTCTGGATACTGCGAATACCGTTTTCAAGACCCTGGTTGTTCAGACCTTCGTACAATTCCGCACGAGTCAGAGCACCCTGAGCAGCGGCATTGTTGCCAAAACCGAAACCGCCTCCGCCCCAGGCCAGCAGGAAGAACAGGAAGAATACCCAAATCCAAGTACCATTTGCTCCCCCAAACATACCATCGTTTCCTCTGTCCTGCAAAGCCAGTGCATCAGCTACAGACAGACCGCTTCCAGATTCCATACCCATAGTATCATCCTCCTTGAAAAAGAAATTTTATCTCAACCCAGGAAACTGGGATTGAAACTGAGTTAACGCATCATCAAAGTTGATACCTTTTTGTTTACAAATATTTTCACAAGTCTGTTTAAGTTCTTCTGGGGATTTTCCTTGAGCCATTTGCTGAGCTTGCTTAAACATAGGGTTTGAATTCATCTGATTTAAGATAAGACTCATCGGATTCATAGTCTTGCCGCCGTTCATAAACATACCCATCATTTGCATAGGATTAAAATTCATCGCCTATTCCCTCCCTTAGATTCAGAAGAATTACTGGTAAGTCTCTGTTCAAGACCAGTAAACCGTTCGTTAATTTCTTCCAATCTCTGATTCAGGTCTTCTACTTTTACATAACCCTCCATAGCAATAGAGGGTTCCACAACAGGGGTGGTTCCAGAGGGCTGTTCAAGAGAATATCTCAGAAAGATAATGTTACCATCCAAGCCTAACTGTTTGGTGTAGATTTTTCCATGAGCTTTATCCGGGAATACAAACAAAGACCCATCGAAATCAATCATAGCAGCATTTGCTTCTTCTTCGTTTGATACTGGTCTTCCTTTCAGAAGGGGTACAGCAGAAGAGGTTTGCTGAGGCATCGGTTGAGAGTACCCCATAGCAGGGTTAGTAGCAAACTGGGGGTATTGAGCTTCCATCATCTGGAGTCTTTGCTGTGCCGTTTGTAATGCAGGATTGGGATAGTATGTAGGTTGACCGTACACAATAGCATCCTCCTATATTGAGTAGTTATCTTATATTTTAAGTATAACTTTAAATAAGGTTTGCTAAGGGTATACTAAATATACGAAAAGTATACGAAAAGAATCCCCTACAGTAACTTGTACTGTAGGGGATTATTAAAACAGTTTACTTAATTTTGATAGAGCTTTTATGTGTCTTTTCTTCATTGTGACTTCTGCATAACCCAAGAGGTCTCCAATATACCGAAAATCTTTGCCTTTAAGATAATGCAACCGCAAGATTTTCTTATCTTCATCAGTCAATGTTGACCGTTCTAAAAGGTCATCAAACCGGGATAAATCAGGAATAGCCTTGAGCTTCTTTCTAGTTTCCAGATGTTCGCTCAACCTATACACCCCTTATCTCGTTCTGTACCTCCCGCATGTTGGGCAACGATATTGGTTACCTCTGGAATGACCAAAATTGGTTCTATTGTTTGTTCTGTAACGGGTTTTTGTCGCTCCGTTTGACACTCTTGTCCGAGTGATTCGTCTCACTGTCGTTACGGTTTGCTTCGCCATTCGATGTTACCTCCTCAGAGTTTCCTTGGATGTAGTCAGCGTTTTCACCCGCTTGATATACGTTATTGCCTGAGCCTTCACCAGTATCTTGAGATACTGTTGTGGTTACGGTATCAGTATATTGCCACTGACCTTCGTACCAGGTAAAAATTCCTGCAATAGCAATGTTTACCAGGAGACTAATAATGAGAATAATTCTCAACCAAAAGTCCTCCCGCCTTTTGGATTCAAGCATAGTTATAACAATTCTGTTAAGGGCTACACTTTGGTCCAGCGCATCCTCTTCTTGCTGAAGATTATTCAAATCTTCAATGGGAGTATCTGGTTTCATTGTCTGCACCTCTATCTTCCATATGCTTTAGAGTTTCTGTGATAGTAATAAGAGCTTGTATGTTGGCATCAGATGAATGCATCATATTAAACAGGGTTTTAATCTGTTCCTCATGAGAGTTAACAAGAAGCGCAAGAGACTGCTGACTAGAAGATAAACCCTTCACGTCTGATTTGAGCTCCTCAATACCCTCTATTGCTTGGTTGATTTTTTGGACTACCACACCATCGTTTTTAGCTCGTCCATTCATACCAACTACAAACGTGAGAACACCTATCAAACAAGCTACAATACTGCATACAAACAGTATGTAGTCCATTGATAATCCTCCTAAATTATTAGTCTGTTACAGCATTGTTTGCTACCAAAATTCAGAGTATACACTCATAGTATCACCCCCTCACCTCTATTATACTATAGGCTAAGTGAAAAGTAAATCTATAGTTTAAGCAATAGGGTAGCAAAATTGGAACATAAATTCTCCTTCCCCACCATATCTGGCTCTAATACCCCCTTGAGCCGTAACAGAGACTCTAAGAGGTCTAGTATAAGACGCCCCCCAATAAGGAACTGTTTGGAAAATTGCCTTTTCGTGTTTAGGTGCTGGAATAACTGAAGAATCCCACGGAGTAACCCAATCGGAAAGCTGTGCAGTAGCAACAAGAACCCCGTGTACCAAACACCAACCGCCCTTCTTCACTACATGAACTGTACCTCTCGAAAACCCATAGAAAGTACCAATAGTGTTTTCAGTTTCTTCATAATCTAAATCCAAGATGCTCTTAGCTAGAGATGCAGGAATCCATTTAGAGTCTCCTCCAGAAGTGTCTAAGTCATCTTTAGTAGCCTTGTTAGAGATATTGAGTTTACCAGCCGCTGAGGCAGGAGTCATATACTTGGAATCATTAGTTCCGGCTTCTACTTCTGCTTTAGTAGCCTTGTTAGAGATATTGAGTTTACTGTTTTCCAGAGTCTGAATCTTAGCTAGAAGACTTCCAGCTACATCTTCACCAAGGTCTGTTTTAATACCTTCAAACCAAGCGTTAAAAGAAGCAGAGTATTGAGCAAATAAATCGGTAGTATCAATTTGGTCAATTGTACCAGCAACAATACCGCAACTAGCAGTATTGGTTCGCATATCAGTAATATTTTGTTGAACAATTTGAGTTACCCCTGGACCAACAAGTACTCTTGCTAGTTCAAGCTCATACACAGAGTCATCCCTTTGAAGAGTCACTGCAGAGGGTGCACTGGATACAGCACTTGACCTAACATAAGACTTGATTTCTCTATTCGTATAGTTCAAACCAAGAATAACTGAATCCATCCTGAACAAGGTTGCATTTGATTGAATAGTCAAAATCTCTGGGGTATCTTTAAGGGTAAAATAATACCCGTTTATCCAAGCACTTCCTGGTTGTACCGAAACAGTCATGTTTGGTGCACTAGAAGCCTTTACTTGCAACCCAGTAGACGGATCAGGAAATACCCCGTTTTTTATCAACAGGCTAAAGTAGTGAGCAAATGAGGCTGCGTCATATACACGGTCATAATTCCCGTTTCCTTGGTCAACAGCATCAAAAAACCCGCTTGTATAAGACATTTATTATGCCCTCCTTTCGAGCTTTTCGGCAATGGTTGGTTGTTCATAACCAAAAGTTAAATCTAACCGTTCGCCATCTTGGTCATAGGTTTTCATCGCAGACGTAACAACTGCATTGGCTCTTATTTTAAGAGCACTATCATATACAGTAACTTTATCCCCAAGAGAAAAATCTACCCCATAAGTGTATCCAGTCACACCAAAGGTGCGGAGAGTAGCAGAAAAAGTTTCGATGTCTTTGTACTCTTCAAGTTTAGTTTTCCCTCTTTCCACCAGCATAGAATTATATTGAGCTTCTGGTATGGTTGTACCGTCTTCCTTTTCACTCTGTAAATCTCTTGCATCTACAAAAACCTCTTTGCGAGATAACCCTGTAGCATCTCCAACAGTTTGTACTTTTCTTGTTGTACCTTTATCCTCTCCCGCTACATAAGCAAAGTTTCGGTATTCTGACTTATTGTGAGAATATTTTGACTCTAAAATGTCATCTAAGTCAGAAGAGAAAAATACTGGGTCGTTTGTAGATTGGTCTAAACTCCTATCAACTCCTTGATATACCCGAAAAACAAACTTTTTATCCCTTGGGGAAAATTGGAGCTTGAATCCGGTATTATTGGCTTGACACAAGTTTGTCATCTCTGATAGTACGGTATCCCCTGTTTTTTGATGAGAGATAGAAGAACCTATAACTTCTTGGTCTGAAGCTAACTCAATGAAAGAAATTTTTCTAGCTGAATCAGTTGGATTTGTTATGTTATTTCTAACATAGGTTCTGAGCACATTACTTAAATTATCGGTCACGATTATTGTAGGGTAGATTGTTCGATACCCCAAGTAGACTTCAGCCAACCTTCCTTGGATGTGTATCGTTTTAGAGCCTTCTGAATCAAGATTTAACTCTTTGAATTCAATGACTCCAGCAGATTCTGTACCTATCCATAGAATGTTATCCTCTTGTAACAAAGCTACATTAGTGTCTGTTAAAGGACACCAGAGCTCAAAGTTACCTGCTTGAGTATACTTTTCTTCCCAGGTCAACCCTGTTGCAGAGTCTACAACCCCAAGCAAGGTTAATGAGGTATCAAAAACATATATGTTTAATTCCATCATTGCACCTCCAAGTATCTAGGAAGAAAAGATACTGATACAGAAAGGTTATTAGTCCCTGACTCAGCTGTGTATTTTAGTCGATTTTCTCCAACTTGTAGTTGTATCCAAGAAGAGTCAAAATCCATATACTTAAAATAGTTGTATTCCGTACCATTAAGAACTCCTTTGATATACTTTTCCCCGCTAGTTGTAGAAATAACCAGTTGTTCTCCTGATACCAAAGTTTTGTTGACTTTTATAGTCTCTTGCGTATCTAGATTAGTTATCTGAGGATTAACAACTGTTCCAGAGCAGATAACGTCTATGAACAGCCCTGTTTTTATGTCCCCCTCATTAGAGAGGGTTACAACAAGAGATTGTTTCCTCAACCCCATAATAACTCCTGTAGCTTTTGGTATTATTAAAGGAAATCGAAACTCAGGGGTTGTTGAGGCTATCAAAGAATATATGCGGTCTTTTGTAGTAAACATAGGGTCAGGACAAGTTCCTTGAATCAAAAACTTGCACAAAACTTCGTTGTTGTCTTGATAAGAGGTTGAGTATTGTACAGAAAAGTCCGGCTTGAAAGTCAACTTATATTTATTAGCATAGATAATATCAATATAGTGTAACGGGTTTATTAGCTTATTCAGAGTGGATTTATTTAAATCAAGTTCTGAATAGGTATCTCCAACAACCCAACCATTTATAGATACTGTTCGTTGTCCCAAAGTGGTACTATCAATGTAAACCCCTACCTGATTCAAATACGAGTAACTATGGTGGGTTCCTTTGACTGTACCCAAATCCGCTGTATCCAAAATAAATTCGCTGACTTCTTTGTCAAACAAAACCGACTGTAAAGTTGTTTTATTTCTAAGGACTATAGATTCAATCATCAAAGACACCCCCTTTACTTGATATTTAATGCCATTTGTTGTGCTGTTTGTTTCATAAGTTTTGCAGCTACTGTTGGAGTTACTGCTTCAGGACTGTTAAAAATATAGGTGTTCGATGTAGGAACAGCATAGGAAGAAGATGTTGCATTAGCTAATTGAGGAGTTTTGTTAGAATACCCTCCAATAAGGGAATCCGTTCCAATGGTTAGTGTACGTGCAGTTGGAAGAGCTTTTTCAAAAGTATCTGTAATAGCCGTTGATACAGTTTGGATTTGCTTTTCTACTAGTCCTAAAGAACCGCCCAAACCTTTTGCAAGACCGGCCATTAGCATTTTACCCATCTCCATTGTTTTTCTGGACGGGGATTTAATCCCAAAGGCATCTTTGAAACCTTTAACAATACTATTACCTACGCTTTTAATTTTTCCAAGAAGTCCGGACAAAGCGTTTAAAATACCATCTCTCAGTCCTGCAAGGAGCTGCTTACCAACGTCTACCATTTTTCCGGGGAGAGATTTGAACCCGTTTACAATCTTCCCTACAACTTTAGGGATGGTTGTTTTTGCCCAGCTAATTACACTGGAACCCCAATCTTTAACCTTCCCTAAAGCGGAACTCAAAGCAGTCCAAATTTTACCAGGAAGTTGCTTAAAGAAATTCACTACAGTGTTAATGACTTGACTACCAACGGTTTGGGCTTTTGCTTTAGTTTGGGCTACCCATTGACCTACTTTAGCAATAGCTTCCACCAAGAAGTTCCAAATTCTGCCAGGAAGCTGTTTAAAGAAGTTAACAACTGTTTCAATAACTTGGTCTCTAATTGTTACAGCTTTTGCTTTAGTTTGAGCCACCCATTGACCTACTTTAGCAATAGCTTTAACTAAAAAATTCCAGATTTTACCAGGCAAGGACTTAAAGAAGTTAACAACTGCGTCAATTACTTTTGGCCCAACTTCTGCTACTTTACTAGCCATATCCGCTACCCAACGAGCAACGGTACCAATAGCATAACCAATAGCATAACCAATCCGTTCCGGCAATTGAACAAACCATTGGATTAAAGCATTGATTGCATTAGGAATTGTTACAGTAAAGAAGTTAGCTACAGAACTAGCAAAATTTTGAATCCAAGTTAGTCCTGCATTGATTGCATTAGGAATAGAAACCGTAAAGAAGTTAACAACAGAGTCTACTAAGGATTGGAACCAAGAGACTACTGCATCAATTGCTCCAGGGATAGTTACTGTAAAGAAATTTACAATAGCGTTTACAACCCCGCTAATGACTTCTTTGATTTGAGCCCAGACGCTGTTAACAAAATTCCGAAAAGTCTCATTTTTGTTATACAGAGCCACCAAAGCAGCAATAACAGCCCCAATTATGGTTATAATCATACCAACAGGGCCAAGAGCAGATACCACCGCTTTTACAACCCCGGCTACAGCAGGGCCAATCTTTGCTATTACCCCTACAACGGAAGTTACAACTTTTGCAATTTGAACTACAGAAGTAATGAGTTTTCCTACAATCAACAGTACAGGGCCGATAGCAGCCACGATTGCGGCAATAGTAACAACTAGCTGTTTTTGACCGTCTGTTAAGTTGGTTAGCCAATTCAGAAAATTTTGTAACCCAGCAACTACGTTCTTTATTGTAGGTAACAAAATATCGCCAAATGCAATAGCGATACCTTCTAAAGTTGACTTTAGAATAGTTAGCTGACCACCTAAGTTATCCAACATAACACTAGAAACTTCTCTTGCAGCCCCATTAGAGTTGTTAATGGCTTCTGTAAGTTTATCAAAATCTGATTGAGAAGCAGTAACAATAGCTAACAAACCAGCCATACCTTCTTTGCCAGCAATACCAGCGGCATACTCAGCTTTTTGAGCTTTAGTCAGTCCAGAAAACCCTTCTCTCAACTCAACCAATAGCTGACTCAAAGGTTTCATCTCCCCAGAAGAATCAGTAAGAGAAATCCCCAGAGCGTCCATATAGCCAGCAACTTGTTTTGTGGGTTTTGCCAGATTTGTGAGCAAGTTTTTCAAAGAGGTACCAGCAATAGACGCTTTAATACCAGAGTTTGCCATCAAACCAATAGCAACAGAGGTATCTTCAATACTATAACCTAAAGCACCAGCAACAGGAGCTACATATTTGAAGGTCTCACCCATCAGGGCGACACTGGTATTTGAGCGGTTTGCTGTTTGAGCTAAAACATCCGCAAAACGGTTAGCTTGGTCTGCAGACATACCAAACGCTGTCATTGCGTCAGTAACAATATCTGACGTTTGAGCAAGGTCTTCGCCAGAAGCTGCTGCTAATTGCATAACACCGTCAATGCCATCTAGCATAGCTTTTGTATCCCAACCAGCCATAGCCATGTACTTCAAAGCAGCTGCAGATTCACTTGCACTAAACTTAGTGGTAGCACCCATTTGCTTTGCTTTTTCAGTCAAGGCTTCTAAGTCTTTACCAGAAGCACCAGAAATAGCAGCAACCTCTGACATAGCACTTTCAAATTTAGCAGCAGTAACTACAGCAGCAGTACCAACACCAACTATAGGAGTTGTTACATATTTAGTCATCGCTGAACCGACATTGGTAAAAGCAGAACCTAATGCTTTTGTTTTAGAAGAAACTGAAGCGGTTTTATCTTGAAAAATTTTGAGGTCTTGTAGAGCAGAAGTGAACCCTCTCTTAAACCCAGAAGTATCTAAATCTAAGTAGCCAATAGCTTTACCAACATTTATGGACATTGGGTATCACCTCCTCTTATAAGTATCATACATATCTTTGAAACTTTTGTATTTAGTTTTGAAGCGAGGGCTTTCACCAGCCTCAATCCTACTGTGGATATATGCACAAGCCTCATTCAAGCAATATCCGGTGTACTCGTCTTCAATACTAAGCAATTCGCTTGGAGTTCGGTTATACAGCTGACTCATCTTCAGGAGTTCCAGAATCCTTGAGCTGGCTACGAAAACCACCCAGGGCAGTCACCCCTCTCTGAGTGTAGTTAAACACAAACATCAGCTGGTCATCAGTGAGAGTAACCCCTGCTTCCTTCAGCTGAGAATAGCTGGGTTCCACAAAACAGGCTTCACAAATAGAATCCAGAACCCCGAAAAGGTTGCTCATTGCCTGCTCATCGTCAGTATCAAAACCGCCCTTTGCAAACAGCTCATTTGCTGTAGAAAGAAGAGCATTAGGGATTTTTCCTGCACGAACCAAAGCCAACATAGAAGGTCGTTTCAAACAAGCTACAAAAGGAACACCTTCAGTAAACGGAGGGAGTTCAACAAGAGTACCTTGACTTGCCTTTACAAGGTCATTAATAGGAGTAATGGTCAAAGAGTTAGGGTTATACATAGTAGTTATACCTCCTTGTTAGCTAACGGTGGGAAGAGTCTGCACATAGTGGATATCATAGGGGGCTTCGTCCTTCTTGGGTGCAGAGTTGATAGTGTACTCAGGAGCACGGAAAGCGCCATCTTCAGAGCCAAAAGCTACAGGAGAACCCTGGCAGTTAGGATAAGTGATTTGTTCATACTGAACAATCTGACCGCTTGCATCGTACTGAGCGGAATACGCATGGAGTTTAAATACCTCACCCTTTTCACCACTGCCTACAGTAGGCGGGGTGTAAGAGCTGACGCCATAAGTCGTTACTTCAGTGCCCTCAGTAGTCTTTTCGGCACTGGTCCAATACTTAATAGTACCACCCTGAAGAATCTTTACCACCTCAGGGATGAATACGTTATCAGTGAGAGTAATCTGATTACCAGTAATTGTGCTAACAGCAGGTTTCTGGGCTTTCAGTTTACCCTTTACAACGAGCTTGATGGCGTCCTCTTCTTCAATTTGGGGTTCTACCTGAATCTGAGATGCCGTATCAAGAGCATAGGAATTTGTGCTAGTTTCGATTACAACCATCACAACATCAATAGTAGGAATTTCAGTAACCGCTTTAGGATTTGCCATTGATTATACCTCCAATCAATTTTTACGATTATTTCTGTACTGGATGCTTATCATGTGACCTTTTACATCTTCATCTAAAAAAGAAGCTGTCTGGAAATGCATAGGAATAATAGCAGGGTATAATCCATGCATAGCTTCTTTTACTTGTTCAACATAAGGTTCAAGAGTACTAAACCGTTCTTTAGGAACATAGCACATAACATCGTACAGGGCTTGCGAGCTAGAAAACTCAGACAAAGGGTTTACACCAGCATCTTTCAAGACCACATAGGGTTTCATACATTCTCCCTGGTGTTGTCCGGGACTATAGACATCAAACCCTTTTAATTTTAGGTGTTTATAGATATTTTGCCATTGACTCATTTACTACCCAGCCTTTCCAAGAGCCTTTCAAACCCTGGCATAATTTCAAACGCACCTACATACCGGATTGTTTGAGGGATAATACTGTATCGTTTTTCATGTCCTAACTCAAGATGAATACCATAGTCAACACCATGAGCTAAGTAAATTCGATACCCATTAGAAATTTTCCCCACATAACCGTGTAACCGTTGCCTTGCGTGCCCAGTTCGGTCTGTCCAAGGACGATTTAATTTAGCGTGGTTTTGTAGTTTCAAAGCCCCTTGTTCTGCATACATTCGGATGGCCAAATCTGCCTTATTTTGAGCACCAACAAGACCATTGGCCAATTTGCTAATATCAAGCCGGAATCCGTCAGCCATTTTGTACCTCCTCTAAAGAAATATCTCCTACAATATTAGCTTCAGAAACATTTTTGATATCACCAATTGTATAGGTTTTACTGTTAAATGTAAGAGTATCAGTATGCTTCAGCTTTTTAGCACCTTCCCACAGACACAGAATCATAGGGGAGGGCTTTTGTCTAGCTGTTGTAGAGTCTGAAGAAACTTTAGATAAAAAACTTGTCGTTTCGTGATATACCCCTGTAATTGCAATAACTTCAGGTTGTCCGCTGGGTTCACCAAACTCATTTGCTTTTACCTGATTGAATTTGAACTCTTGCCCTTGAGTATTGATTAAACGACGAACTTTGTTCAACTGGAACTTTAATGCGTCCATCAATACCCTCCTCTCAAAACCCCTGAATTATAAGGTCTGTACTTTGCCGCAAGTCTGCGGAAATACTTAGAACTATCTGCAGCACTTAGACCGGAAACAGACAAGGTGGTGTCTTCAGCTTTGATGAGCAAACACTGGTATGCCGTGGCAGTGTAATCCCCACCATTCTCTTGTAGATAAAACTCAAGCTGGGCATCAGAGAAAAACGGAACATCTTCTTCTCTGAGTACAATTTTTAGTTCTTCCAGGTTGCTCATCAAATCCTCCTCATCTCTTCAGATAGTTTCTAATCATAGCACGCAGCTCCTTCTTAGACCGGATACCTTCATGTTCCAGACCCAGCTGGTCTGCGTACTCATTCAGCTGCTCAAAGCTCATTTCGCTAAGAGGAATTTCAGACAGTTCAATTTCTTCATCGTCTTCGTCCTCTTCGTAGTCATCGGAATCCTCTTCGTTTTTAACTTGAGGAGAATCGCCGAGGTACTCCGCAGTATAATTAGGCTGCGTAGTTACTACCCCTTCTAGTTCCGCACCTCCTGCGCGATTTTCGATTTGAAACCCGCAATGCTTGTAGTAGTTATTAAATGCACCTTTTGTAACCGTGAGAGTTACAGAGCCATTAGTGATACGGAGCATTATTTTACACCCCTTTCATCAGCCCTTAATAACATCCAGAATATATACACTATCTGCGGCTTCAAAGGACGGCAGACAAATCATAGTAACCTTAGTTTCTACATTAACGGGGTCTGCCTTCTCTACAGTAGTAACCGCAACGCCAGTGTCCGTGATAGAGACATTAGCAACTTTACCGCCCATCAGGTCAGATTCTTCAGGAGTAGTACCAAACCAAGTAGTTCCCAGAGTACCAGAGGGGAACAGAACCACGGTATCATCAGGAACAAACTGAGTAGTAGTACCAGAATCGTTCTTGTAACGCTTTCCATAGATAATCAGTTCCAGACCCAGCTCATCCATCAGATACTGACTCAGACGGGCATCGGACAGAGCAGAAACCTGACCATTAGACAGAACGAAAATGGACTTGATAATCTTCTCGTTCTTTCTGAGATAACCCCAAGTTTTACGGGTACAAATACCACGAGTGGGACGAACACCGGTATCATCTTCAATCTTATCCATAGCGGTTCTCAGGTCTTCGATAGGGTCAGAGGTGCTCGTGCTCCAGGAAGTAGTAACCTCAGACTTGTGACCAGCGGGAATACCGTAATCATAGTTATATGCCTGACCGTTAGCAGAGATAGCGATAGCACCAGTAGTCAGAGCCATCATTCTCATCTGTTCGCGTCTAGCACGGGCACCTTCCAGAAGGTGCATTTCATCAGCAAATACCCGGCTGGTAACGGCATCAATATATGCCTGGTTACCGGTTTCCAGCACCATATTCAGTTCCTGTCTCAGCTCTTCGTCAATGTAGGTACTTTCTTTGAAGAATGGCATTTCAGTAGACAGCTTATCAAAGCCAATACGAGCACGGGGAACAGCACCCACATCAAATGCAGAGGGCTTCAGAACAACGGGCAGACCATTAGCACCCTTAATCCAGTCCAGCTTCAAACCCAGCTTCTTGTCATTCGGAAACAGTTCTTCACCCAGATACGGGGGCATATCCTGAACGTGTTCTTCCCAATAGGAAGTGAGCTCAGGAGCTTTTACCAAATCAAAAATAGACATACTGTAAATTCCTCCTATTCAAAATCAGTCTTTCAGGAACCAGACCTTGCCAGCCAGTTCAGAAATACGGGTTGCAGTAATCTTTGTAGCAGTAGTAGAATCTACTCTAGACAGGTTAACAAAACCCCAAATCAGCAGGGAAGCATTTGCATCCGCATTGGTTACATCTACATCGTGAAGCAGAATACCAACTGCAGGTTTTGCATTAGATGCCTGACCAGTGTCAGCAGTGTTGTCTGCCGCTGCTACAAAGGCAGTACTTCTTGCGGTAAGGTCACCGTTCAGAGGAGTACCTGCCTTCAGAATTTTGCGACCGTTTTCGGTTACAGTACCAGTAACACTCTTAGAAACCTTGATACTAACAGCGACCTGGTTCTGAACATTAAACAGAATCTGAACCGGTGCTGCACCAGTAGTCTTTACGATACCAGTTTTGTTAAGCATATAAATTCCTCCTTGTTAGTTTTTGAAATATGTGCTTTTGTTTGCAGGTCTATTGGCTTTTGCCAATCTCTGCCCCAAACCCTCAGTTTTGGTAGCAGGCTTGCGGGGTGGGTTATTAGAACGTCCTGTGCCAGAAGTAGTAGAACCCTCTTCAAAGAAAGTTGAATACTTGTTCTTGAGCTCTGTGATAACCTTATCCACAGTAGTTGTATCGTTAACCTTGGCCTGGGCAAGAATAATAACGTCATCCAAATACTGGGGGTTTACGCCAGCAGCAAGAGCCGCTACTTTCATTTCCAGCATACTAGCTTTTGCTTCAGCTTCAGCTTTTGCGGTTTCAGCAGTTTTTCTAGCTTCTGCGTCCAGCTGAGCCTGAGTCTTTCCTGCGTCCAGGGTAGCTTTGATGCCTTTAACAGCGGCTTTGTAATCCTTGGGGTTACTAACTTCAAAACCAAGTTCCTTCAGAATAGCCTGTCGAGCAGTTCGCTTTTCGTTTGCAAGCATAGTATTGAGCTGTTCCTGTGTATAGGATTTACCAGAAGGGGTCTGCTCAGCAGTTTCTTCAACAGCGGTTTCTTCAGTGGAAACTTCTTCAGAGTTATTTTCAGTGGTTCTAATTTCATCTCCCATAGTGTATATTCCTCCTTGTTAATTTCCATGCTCACCGTGCATGGTAACGGTACTCCAGCCGTTCTTTACCCTCTGCGGTCTGGTAAAAAGAGCCATTAAACTTCTCAGCCAGTTTATTGCGTTTGAAGTCTAGTTTTCTATTAAGTCTTTTGTATTTATCGTTAAGTTTCTGCGGAATAGGCATACCTTTCTTAGCAAACTTTACTCTGCGGAGCATAACATTCTGAAGTTCTTCAATAACAGGCAAGGTGGTTTCATCATCCATAATAACCGGGTATCTTTTTCCACAGTTAGGACAATACAAGTAGGTCAACACAACATCATGTAAAAAGTTGTCTTTTTCAAGAGTCAATCGTTCTTCTCGTACAGAGTTTTTGTTTACAGCAAACGTTGCGTTACAAATATCACATACCGTTTTGTTATCAGGCAAAGGCAATTTTGTTTTCATATTATTCTCCTAGACTACGTGCAAAAGTATCCAATTCAGGGTCTGAGCTTCCAAGAGCCCAATCAGCAATTCTGTCTGCTATAGTTACCATACTATCTTCTATTACAGCAATAAAAGTACACATACCGTTTGGATGGTCTAAGGGTAAATCATCCTTTTCATACAATTGACCGTCTCTATCAGCACAAATAGGACAAACTCTTGCGCTATTTGAAGATACCCATTGATATTTTGTTACAAACGGGTTCTTTTTGGTTGTTTCTACAAAACTTTGCTGAAAGGCATGGGACACCATAGTGCGGGCAAGCCGCTGAGCATTGTAGTCTACTTTTACAGTAGTTCCTGGGTAAACCTTCGACCAGTCCCACGCCTTTTTAGCAGTAGGGTTAACATACTTCTCCAAATCCTTGGCTATTTCATAGGCACTCTTGTTCTGAGCAATCCCTTGAGCTATTACAATTCTAACATCCTGTTGTGTTTTCCTTGTAGACCTCCAAAGAGCTTTGCTCAAAGTCCAATCCCCTTCGTATAGTTGGCCTGTGGCTACAATTTTAACAATCCTACCAGGAACGTGGGAAAAAGCTCCTTCAATAGGCATCCCTACTCTCTTCAAGAAATTTATGTTGTCTTTAACAACTGCTTCAGAAACATCTTTCATATTATCTTGAATAGTTTCTCCAAGGTCGTTACGAATATCTCTGAGAGCACCGTCTATCTGCCTTTGAATACCATATAAGTATTGCTGCCTTAATAGATTTGAAGTTGTATTTGGAATAGTAGCTAACTCTTTATCAATATCAGCAGCAGCGTTTTCATAGAGCTTTTGAATTTGCTTTTGTTGAAGTTTGGTTAGTTTGATTCGTCTTTTTTCTGAATATCGTAAACTCAGTTTACTACTCATGTCTTTGCTCTAATCAAATAAGTAATTGGAGTATTTCGGTCATAATACGGAGATACAGGACCAATATTGGTATAAACGCCATTCTTGGTATTCGCACTAAATGGCCCACCTGCATCAAACCATTTCCCATCACCAACATAGATTGCCAAGTTACTAGCCCAAATACACACATCAGCCGGTTTTAAATCAGTCAACTTAGAATACGTCTTTTTACCAGCATCAATGACTTTACAATCAATCAAATTACTTGTACCAGTAACTTTTCCTGAGTCATGAGAAATTCGTTTTCCAGACTTTAACAAACCAACTTCCTGAAGCACCCAAGATACAAAATGAGAACAGCTAGAACCAGGTTTACTCAGACTCTTTGTTTCTTCCCAAGTATTTTTTGCCTTGTAGGTGCTATCTTTATAGTGCCACTTATGTGATACCATACACTTTCCAAACTCATCAGCTTTAGTCAAGATTGCATCTCTAATAAGAGCTGTTTGAGTATTTGACCCTACAATACCATCAATAGTTAGATTGGTCTTTTTCTGATAACTTCTAACAGCTTGTTCAGTTGCATTGCCCCAAATACCGTCTTCAATCAAGTTATAACCTAAGATATTTAACCGATGTTGAAGGGTCTTCACAGAATTTCCAGTGTCCCCTTTTCGGAGCAGATTTGTATTGGTAACTTTGGTTTGTTCAAAATACCCGTGATTGCAGTCCACATTCCCCTTGATGCCGGACACCCGCCCTTTGCTGGTGTACTGCCACGCCCAGACATTGACGGTGTAGTGGAGTTTGGAGCCGTATTCAGCCAGCCAGAGCGGATAAGCAGTTAACCGATTTGCTTGCAGCTTGGTGGTAATAAAATTCGTGGAGCTATACAAACCAACTTTTCGACCAGTTGCTTTTACGGTCTCCAAAAACTTCAACACAATATCCGTCCGTGTCTTGTTACTCAAAGCCAGGATGGACTTCTCATACTCTTGATCAAAGAAAATTGGAAGTTCAAACTTTTTTCCCTCCAAAACTTTGAGACAAGTTTTTGCTTCTTGTTCGCTTTTGGTTACACTATTTGCATAACTATACCAATAAGCACCGACTTTAATTCCTGCTGCTTTTGCACCAGCATAGTTCCGTTCAAAGTATCTATCCTTTTGACTAAGTTCTCTACCATAACCGGCTCTGATAATTACAAAATCAATTCCGTCTTTTGCTACTTTTGCCCAGTCAATAATACCCTGATGTTCTGATACATCAATACCTTTAAGACTCAAGTTCCTCCTCCTCTCCTGTTTCTGTAGCATTAGAAGAATCCGTTTCAACTTCTTCAGAATCCTCTGCTAGGTCAGATTCTTCTGGAGCAGGTTCTACAAAGCTATCTTCAAGAATTTGACGTTCCAAAGCAATCTGTCTCAGCTCTTCATCCGCTTCGTCATCGTCCAAGTTTCTCCATTTCTTCATGTAGGCTTTTTTACTCATAGTTTGAGCATTAACCTCTGCTAAGTCAGTTTGCTTTTCTTCTTGTTCGTCCTCAGGAAGAGAATACTGATTATCAACCCGGATTGTATATGCCAATTCAGGTAAAGGCTCATCAATATAGAATCGCCCTGCTCCAGGATATAACCGAACCCCTTCAATAATACAATTAGCCAGGAACTCCAGAGCCGGTCTCCAAGCAATCATCTTTTCATCACAACGAACAATCAAATCCCAGTAAATTGCCTTCAAAGTTTTACCAGAAGAAACAACGCCCTTCATAGCTTCAGGAGATACATTAGGTACAGCACATTGCTCATACATAGTGTTTTTGATTCTATCTAAAGTAACCCCCAGTGCGCTGGAATAGCTCATAGAAGAATCTAGCACACCAACCTGTGCTGTTCGTTCAGTAGCTTGGTTTTGGTCAGTAGCCAAATCCCAATAAGCACCAGCTGAGATTGATAGAGCTTTTGTAGATTCAGGAGCGGCATCTATGGTATACAAAATAGGGTTCATGCCTTTTCTTTCTGCATCCATATCTGCAGCAGCCAATCTGCTATACCAACTTTCATAGTCTTCTAGTTGTTCAATCTCAGAAACACCTACCAAATCTCCTGTTAGGCCATCATTAATGATAACCCAAGCTGGGATAAAAGAAAACCGGGTTGCTGTAGGTTCTTGTAACGATTCTACCAAAGAGCCTGTTCCGTCATAGACTTCTTCTAAATACCAACAAACCCCATTTTCTAGCCAATACTTTTTCTTATAGATACGTTGGTCAATCTTGGCCTTTGCATCGTTTAACCCGTAAAAAGCTACAATTTTGGTTAGGATATTAGTGTTGTTTGGGTCAACGTCATAGATAAATTCCAAGCTAGGCAAGAAGCTCACCTGAATACCGCTATCTTCGTTAATGTTAAACATCAATGCTACTCGTTTGCCAATAAAGCAATCCTTTGCCGCTTTTAACAGAGCGTTTGAAAAACCATTTTCTTTCAACACCCCGTCAATAAGACGTTGGTAAACGCTTGCAAAGTCCTTGGCTTTTCTCCGTTCACTTGAGGTATCGCCCATTTCTGGGTCTACAAAGAAGTCAGGAGGTTTAGAAAACAAGAATCTAACTTCTTTATCCAAAAGAGCACGAACAGTTTTGTATCTCAAATCAGCTGGGGTATAGTCTAAATCCCCTTCTTGTGCGTATGAGGCACCGTATTCGTATACGTTATATAGTCGGATAATTTCATACATATCCTGGAGGATGCTAGTTCCATACAACCCTTCCAGCTCCATCTTAATCAAACCAGACGGGATATTCAAAAATCTGGATTCATCAAAAGTGACTTCATTCATTGTCTCACCTCCTATTCCCCTTTAACTTATCAAGTATTACTGTTGTTAGCGTCAACCAGACCTTCACCAATAATATAAGCAATCAAAGTTGCCCCTGACATAATAATACTGGTTACGTGAGTAATAGTGCTATCGCCCAGACCAAATCCCAGAAGGATAGCAGAAACAAAGCCTACTACAGCAGCCCAGAATTTTCGTGAAGTCAGTTTTCTCTTCCAGTTAACCTTTTCCATCATATACACAACCTCCATCAGATTATTTTATAGTAATGCTAGCATGAGTCCATAAGAACAAAATAGGAAAACACAATTTACGAATTCAGAAAGGTTATCATAGACAGAGTTATATGCCTTATGGACTCGTACTAGCATTACTATGTTTTGATTACATCTTTTTAATTGCTCTAATCAAAAGCAACCGAACTCCTTGACACAGAGCATAGATAAGTTTACTCTGCCAGATGTCTTGTTCGATTTTTACTTGGCACATACCGTCTTCAATCTCGTTCAAAGCCTCAATCATTTGCTCTCTCATGATTCACCTCTCCTACTGTTTCTGGGAATCTGTTTAATATCTGCTACC